ATTTCAAGATTGGGGATTCCATTATATATGCCCTACCGATGGGCGATGGTACTAAGATCAGAGGTTTCCGTGCGAATGTTGTTATTGCCGATGAGTTCGCATCTATCCCAGAGGATGTCTTCGACATTGTGGTCCGTGGTTTTGCTGCAACCGCTAAGACACCAGTAGAGGAAGCTAAGAAAGTGGCTTTCGACAAACAGTTGGCAAAACTAGACCTTCCAGACGAGGTGAGGGAAAAACTCGTCACAGACGACGGGAGAATGCGAGGAAACCAGATTGTTTATTCTGGTACGGCATATTATGCATTCAACCACTTTGCTAAGAAGTATGAGATGTGGCAGGATATCATTAGGAGTAAGGGAGATCCAGAAGCAGTTGCGCAGATTTTCGGTGGACACAATGTAGTCCCAGATGGTTTCAACTATCGAGATTATTGCATAATGCGTATCCCTCACACACATCTGCCAGAAGGTTTGTTGGACCAAAGGCAACTAGCCCACGCCAAAGCCACACTCCCTCGTAACGTATATCTTATGGAGTATGGTGCTGTCTTCGTGAAAGATTCCGATGGATTCTTCCCCAGGAGTCTGATAGAGAGTTGCACAGTAGGTCCTGGCAGGCCGATTGAGACACCAGATGGTCCTATCACATTCACCCCAACTATGAGAGGGAGTCCTGGACGTAAGTATGTGATTGGCATTGACCCAGCAGCAGAACGGGACAATCTGGCTATCGTTGTCATTGAGGTGTGGGGTCGTCACTATCGGGTCGTCTATTGCTGGGCTGTGAACAAGAAAGAATTCACAGACAGGAAGAAAAAGGGTCTTGTGACAGATGACGATTACTATGCCTACTGTTGTTCTAGGATTAGAGATGTCGTCAGGTTGTTTGACCCAGTACGGATTGAGATGGATAGTCAGGGCGGTGGTTATGCTGTTGCGGAAATGCTTCGCAACAAAAAGCTGCTAGACAAAGAAAATGGGGATTTCCCGATATACGAAGTCATCGATCTCAACGAGCCGAAAGAAACAGATGGTGAGACAGATGGTCGCCACCTACTCCATCTTGTCAAGCAGAGCAGTGAGTTCAACCAGAACGCGAACCTAGTATTGCACAAGAGCCTGGAGACCAGAACGTTGCTGTTCCCGGCTTTCGATAGTGTCAAGATGTTTGCTGCGATCGAAGCAGAAAAGGCTGCTGGTGTGATCTTCGATACGTTCGAGGAAAACGTTTTCAACATAGAGGAGTTGAAGAACGAGCTTTGCACGATCCAGATGAGTCAGACTGCAACAGGTAAAGAGAAATTTGATACCCCGACAGTGGTCAGTCCTGGGGCCGTAGAGGGTAGACAGAAGAAGGGTCGGCTTCGGAAGGACCGTTACACAGCCCTCCTTTTGTGTCATGCATATATCTATGAATCCGATATCAGGCCAAATAACGATATTGATTATGATGATGTGGCTGGAAATGTTGAACAGAGATCTAAGAGAAAAGAAAATGAACCAATGTACAGAGGTCCTGGTGTTGGGAGAATGCGGAATGCTCAGCATGCCAGAACCGGGGGTATCTTCAAAGCAATCAAGCGAGGCGAATCCATTTAGTGCGAATGGTGTATAATCAGTTGGATTGCAGTCGCATTGTTATTGGAATGATACCTTGGTGGGGGTAAAATGGCAGCTAAAAAGACAGGGAAACAAAAGCCGCAACGGATGTACACGAAGGGGGATAATTGTGTTATAGAGCACACTCTTCCGGAAGTTTGCCATCTGAACCACGGGGTTCCTGGGAGAACGGTAGCCGCCACCCTGAATAAAAGGTCTGGGTATAACCGATACGATCATGATGCAGGCAGGCCCGGAGATAAGCTCCCAACAGAACACAAGGAAGTTGTGGCCGCATGCCAATCTATTTATCGTCGAGTAGGTATGGTCAGGAATATCATAGACCTGATGACAGATTTTGCAGCAGAGGGATTGGAACTACAACATACGACAAAGACCCAAGAGAGATTTTTCCGCGAATGGGCGAGACGTGTCAACCTCCAGGGACGTGCACACGACTTTATGAAGCTTCTCATGAGAGATGCGAATGTCATTGTGTACAGAAAGAATGCATTTATTACGAAGCCTGTAGTCAGAGAGATGACCAAGGCCGACGTGACTTCTCTGGACATGCTTGATGAAACCAAGGTACCAGACAAGCCAGAAAAGATCGGGACCACAAAGAAACTAACCAATCGTCGAGAGATACCGTGGCGCTTTACATTTTTGTCACCAACGAATGTGGAAAAGATTGGTGGCGAAGTTGGCAAGTTTTTCGGTGCTGATGCGTTAGGGTTCAGAATTCCGCAAGAACTAGCCAATGCTATTCAAAGACCGAGGACCCAGGCTGAGAAAGCGTGGGTTGCTAAGCTCCCGTCGAATGTCATTCGTGCCGCGAAGAAGAACAGCACCCTTGTCGAATTAGAGATGGACAAGATCTACGTAGATTACTACAAAAAAGACGACTGGGAAGACTGGGGAACACCATTCCTCTATGGTGTACTAGAAGATGTGATGTTCAAAGAGAAGATGCGACTCGCGGATATGGCAGCGCTAGATGGTGTCATCAACGTGATTCGTTTGTGGAAGCTTGGCAAGTCTGATCAGCAAATCATGCCATCGCCAGCCTTGGTGGACCGTCTAGTTGGTATTCTACAGAACAACACCGGTGGCGGTGTTATGGACCTTGTTTGGGACGATATGATCGATCTACAGGTTGAATATCCACCGGTAGATAAGATTTTGGGTCCAGACAAGTATCGAGGTGTGAACGCCGATATAGTCAGGGGTCTCGGTATCCCGGATTCGTTGGTCGGAGGTGCAGATCTCGGGACAAGAAACGCGCAGTCTGCTTTTGTACAACTAAAGACTCTGGTAGAAAGATTGGAGTATGTTCGAAGCAGGGCGATCAGATGGATGGAAGGTGAGTTGCGTCGTGTAGCCGACGCTATGGGATTCAAGCAGATCCCAGCCATCAATTTTGGTATCATGTCTTTGCGTGACGAAGCAGCAGAAAAGCAGCTAATGATCCAACTATTGGATCGTGGTATTATCTCGTCTGAGAAGGCAACAGAAGTCTTTGGTGTTAATTACATGATTGAGCTAGAACGGATCAAGTCCGAGCAGACCATCCGAGAGGAGAATCCAGGAGTGCTTGAGAAGGCAGGTCCATACTACAGACCAGTTTCTGTTATGGAGAAGCAGGGTGATTTGGCTGTTGAACTGGCCAAGGTCAAGCAGGGGTACAACAGAGATAGCGAATTCCCCCCAAAGGAAGGGGAACAAGAGCCGAGTGATGACACAGGTGGCGACGAGGGTGGCGAAAATCCGAATGGGGATCAGCCGAAAGACGATGGTGATAATCCAAGCGGGAGACCACCGTCCACCAAGGATACTGGCCCCAGGGACGAACGGACACCGACGACGATGTCTACTCTCCACATAGTAGCAGAAGGTCTGATGGACCAGCTAGACGGAGTAATTGATGGGGAGTACCTTAAGCAGAAAGATATCAAGAATATGCGGTCTATGACTAAGGCTCAGCGAGTCGAACTGGAGCGCACCAAGCGAGGGATCTTATCTGTCTTGCAAGCTGGAGACACTGTGACTAAGGAACTGATAGCATCTCGCATAGGCAGTTCTGGAAAGAGAGATAGATTGCTTGAATCATCGTTCAGCAAATTGCATGCTGAATTTACGGCTTCAACCAAAAAGGAACCTACCACCAAGGAACGAAGAATGCTCACAGCCCTGGCCTGGGCGACACTCGCTGATTCGAAAGGATAGTGATGGACAAGGGACAATTGCAGTTTGACCGGTGTGATACGTATATGTATTTTGCCGAGAACGCATTACCACAATCACCAGTGATCGTAGAGGTTGGTTCTATCCACGGAGCACACGGTATCAAGTTGTGCAACAGATTCAGTGGCGATCTGACGATGATTGCGTATGAAGCTGGCCAAGAGAATCATGAGACTTTGGTCGCTGGTGTTGCTGCGTCAACAGCCGATATCGCAACACATAGGGCTGCGGTGACAGGACAAGACGGAGAAGTTGAGTTCTTTGAGTTTGCTGAGATTTCTTCGAATAGTACATATCCACGACACGAGGGGGAAGGCAGGACTTTGCGTCGAACGAGTATGGTTCGGTGTGTCAGCTTAGAGACAATTATGGCAGACAACAATCTAAACCATATTGATCTACTATTTCTCAATTGTGAGGGTGCGGAGCTTGGCATTCTGGAAGAAGTCCTTGCCAAGCCTCATCTGCGAGACAAGATGGGTCAGTTGTGTGTTTCTTTTCATGGTGGTCGGATTTACCCGCAGGCAGATACACTGCGGATGGTTGAGCGTATGTCTGAGTTTTTTGTGGTGGTGGAGGAACAGAACGATTGGCCTTGCCACCTCTTTGTTAACAAGGGTCTTGAAGTGACCGGGGGGTAGTTATGTCATTGGTGAATGTTTCTTTGGATACGAATACGCGGCAGGTTGTCATGACAATTGATGGTGTTCTGGTTTCCGCCCAAGAATGCATGCTGGAGAAGTATGTTTGGGATGGCGAGGAATTCATCAGGTTTGCATATACGCAAGAGAGTACAAGTCCGACCGGGATGAAGGAGAGGAGACAGTATTACCTCCCGTCCCCAGAGGAACTAGCGACGATGGCCAAAGAAAGCGTGAGCGAACAGGGTTTCGCTTCTAAGATCGTTCACGATGATGAGAAGGCCAAGGCAGATGTCATCGATTTTCTCAGCAAGGACAAAGGGACTGAGTAAGTCTTTCATTCAGACTTTATCATCTATTGGTGAACGGTCTTTTTTGTAGATTTATTATTGTCTATCGTTAACAACCCTTGTGTATAAATAATGTGAATGGAGGTGTCTGTGCGCGTTTACAAAGCAGAACAAGGTATAGAATTCGCAATGAATGATGCTGGCAATGCGTCTTCATTGGTTACTGCTAAGGTTCGTGTGGGAGATATCAAGCAATACTTCGATGGAATGTCGGTTGCAGATTTAATCAAAACGACATCTGCTATACAGACCGTTGAAGAACTTCTGGGCCAAGAACAGCCTGATCTAGCACTTGTCGTTGCCATCTTGGTCAGCACCGGGTGGAATTTGAATGACGACATTTTTACACCAGAAGAGGTGTGGAAAGCTAGGCAGACCCCGCTTCATAAGCCAATGAACGATAACCATGAAGCTTCCAGTATCCTGGGCCATATCGTCCAGACGAGGGCTCTTGACAAGTTTGGTAACGAGATCGAACTTGCCGAAGACGAATCTCCACCGGAAGAATTTGATATCGAAGTCGCTGGTGTTCTCTACAGGGCGTTTCCAGAACTATCCGAGAGGATTGAGGAAATTATCGCCAAAGCCGGTTCTGGTGAGATGTTCGTCTCGATGGAAGCATGGTTCCCGGATTTCGGTTATGGTCTGATTGACCCAGCCACTGGCTCGACGAAGTTGGTAGAAAGAAACGAAGAGACTGCATTCCTGACAAAGCACTTGAGAATTTACGGTGGTAGTGGAGAATATCAGGGATACAAGATTGGTCGAGTGCTGAAGAATATCATCTTTGGTGCTCAGGGGTTTGTTGAGACTCCCGCCAATCCCGAATCTGTGATCAAGGTTGCGGCTAATAAGAATGCCGCTTCTAGTGTTTTTGTGACCGCTGAGTTAAGTGAACTACCGGAAGGGGGTGTAGGGAACGTGAAGGAACAACTGAAGGAACTTCAGGCGAAGTTGGATGAAGCTTTGGCCGCAATCGCTTCGAAAGACGAGGAAATCGCCGCATTGAAGCAAGCCGCCGAAGAAGTCGCTGCCAAGGATTATGATGGTCAGATCGCTAGTCTTACCGAGAGCAAAGATCAGAATGCTCAGGAACTGAGTGATCTCACCGCAAAGGCAGAAGAGCTTACGTCAGAGAACGAGGCTCTCAAGACACAGCTAGCCGAGGTAACTGATCGCGCTGAAAAGAGCGAGGCAGAGTTGGTGGAGATTCGAAAAGACGCATCTGCGAGAGAACGTCTGGCAAAACTAGCTGACGTCAAGCAGATCGAAGACGAAGATGCCACACTGGCCGAGTTGCGCGAGATGACGGACGAAACGTTCGAGATGGTGATCAAGTATGCTGGCGAGGCCAAGACGGAGGAACCAGAAAGCGAAGAGCCGAAAGAGGAGGCTGTCGCTACTGAGTCTGACGAGGAAGCCAAGACAGAGGAAAAAGAGGCAGAGCAAGCGGAGGCGGCTCTGGGTGACGTAGTAGAAGAAGAGGGTCCGGAATTCAACGCACAGGAAGATGCTGTCGAAACGGAGAAAGATGGTTGGAAAACCTTGGCACACAACCTGTGCGGCCAAGATGTGAACAAAGAAGGGGGTGAATAGGAATGGCTTTGAAACCAGATCGGGAATACAACGAAGTTACTGACATTACCAACTTTTGGACGACTGTTGCTGCGGAGAAGGGTGGTATTGCCAGTGTAGTCACTCAGGGTTCTGGTGCTGCAATCGGTCAGAACATTACTGACGAGGCCAACGTTGTTGGTTATGCTACTAGCGCATCTGGCGCGGTGCCCAAGGGCGTTCTGCTACAGACTGTGACTGCTGCAATGAGTGCGACTCGTGACTTTGTCAACTATGAGAATGGTGAGATTCGTCCTGGTGACAAGTGCACGCTAGTCAAGAAGGGTTTTATAGTTACTGACATGATTACTGGTACTCCCACTGCCGGGGGTGTCGCCTATCTAGGCGCCAGTGGTTTGATCAGCACTACATCTGGTTCGTTCGGTGGTGTCGCTACTCCGGTAGTCGGTCGTTTCGAGACGACTGTCGACGCCAACGGTTTCGCACGTGTTTCTATTGATATTGGGTAAGGGGGTGAAGAAGAATGAAGCGTAACATACGGAAACCAACTCCTGAGCAAGTTGAACTTCTGAAGCGCACCGGCTCAGCGAATAAGGCCGAGGCACTGGAAGCGATGCATTCGCTCGCACAGGCTCTACAGGTTCCACTACGGTCTGCGTTGCTCGATGGTGATATCCTGGGCGGAATCTTCACACCTGAAGTTCTGGACCCAAGTGCTACTGCCGAGTATCCGCTTGACTTCTATCAGACTGCACAGGAAAGTGACTATGTGGCATACATGATTCCGAGTGAAGGTGCTCTACCACAGCGCACGATCACCGGTGATGCCGTGACGATCAACACATATGATGTTGGTAACGCAATTGACTGGCCGCTCAAGTATGCGACCTCTGCACGTTGGAACATTGTTGCTCGTGCCATGGAAGTCCTTGAGGCTGGCTTCGTCAAGAAAATGAACACTGATGGCTGGCGTGTCATCATCGCGGCTGGTGCTGGTCGTACAGACTACAACGGTGGTGCTCCACTGGTGTACGATAGTGCGGCAACTGCTGGTCAGTTTACCAAGCGTCTCGTTTCGCTGATGAAGACGACCATGACTCGTCTCGCTGGCGGGAACAGTGCGACCCCGAACCGTGGTCGGCTGACCGACCTGTTCATCAGTCCTGAGGCTCTTGAGGATATCCGTGAGTGGGATGCCGATGAGGTCGACGACCTCACACGTCGGGAAATCTTCACGGCTGGCGATGACGGTGGTCCGATGGCCCGGATTTATGGCGTAAACCTCCATCCACTGGATGAGCTAGGTGTAGGCCAGGAATTCCAGACGTACTTCGCAACACTGGGTGTCTCCATGGGCACGAGTGATGAGGAAATCGTCATCGGTCTCGACCTTTCGCACGGCGACTCGTTCGTCATGCCTGTCAAGCGTGAACTGGCGATCTTCGAGGACGACATGCTCCACAGGCGTCAGAAAGCCGGTTTTTATGGATGGCAAGAACACGGTTTTGCAGCCCTAGACGGGCGTCGGGTACTACTCGGCTCGTTCTAAGCCACTGTGAATAAAGGACTTATGTCCTTGCCAAATATGCGGGGGGAGGGTAACACCTCCCCTCGTTTTTTTATGCATTGGCACAAAATCCGTAAAACCCAGTTTTTTGCCGTCGATGTTGACAAACACCATACTTTGTGGTATACTATGGTATGAGGCCAGTTGAAATAAATGAAACGCTGTTATTGGACATGTACGTAGGTCAGAAGATGACCATGAGGGCATGCGCCAAAGAACTGAAGGTAAGCGAAGCCTCTGTCCGTCGCAGACTCAAAAAGCTTGGAGTGAAAACCAGACCACCGACCAGGAGGTTGATCGAGGACATTTCAGACGAACAAGTTGTTGATCTATACTGGAATAGAAGATTAAGCATATCTCAGACAGCTAAGATTCTAGACAGAAGCGAGCACTTCGTGAGAGATCGTTTACACAAATCTGGACGTGGATTGAGATCTCTTTCGAAAAGTTGCAAGATGAGAGATGGGACTGACGATATAACAGATGAGCAACTTGTGTATCTCCATGACGTTCGAGATTGGACATGTGCCCAGATATCGAGGCATTTTGGTAAGAGCGAAGATTTTGTCCGCCAACGCTTTATGGCTATGGGCAAAACCCGAAGACCAAATATTGGCAAATACAACGGATCGTACATCGACGGTCGTACCCCGCTCCGTACCAGAATCCGTGACTGTGCGAAGTCCCTAGCCTGGAAACAACAGTGCATGGAGCGAGATAACTACACATGCCAACGGACCGGCAAGGTTGGTGGCAGTCTCGAAATACACCACATCCGACCGTTCGCAGAAATATTCGAAGAATTCCTTTCCTTGAATCCAGACCTCAGCCCTGAGGATGATTGCGATCAACTTTTCGAACTGTCCCAGCATTACGATCCGTTTTGGGACATAGACAACGGTATCACCCTGTCTGAAGATTCCCACCACGATCTCCACTTCTCCTAGCCAGCCGACCCCAATTCTAATCTTTCCCGGACACTGGTGTATAATCTAGTGAACGGTCTTTTTTTTATCGGACTTGGGGGATTACATGGCTCTGCCAGACACACAAGTAACATCATTGTACCTACAAGGTAGTAGCTGTGCAGAAATAGCCGGTCTCGATGGATGTAGTGAAACCGCTATGTATAATCGTCTCCAGTCTCTCGGGGTAGAGATGCGGAGTCGTTCTGAGGCGAATAAGCTTTTCCCCGATCCTGTTTTCGTCGCGCTTTACAATCTGGGTTTGTCTTCTTCTCAGATAGGCAGACTTCTCGGCGTTGACGCATCTACGGTTACCAAAAGACTTCACACGATTGGCTTCCCTTTGCGGTCTCGCAGAGACGCCAGTCGAATACGGTATACGGAAGAAGAATTCAAGCAGCATTTCATGCACAAGGATGCAATAGACGAATTGATGGCTTTGATGGAAACTTTGAATCAGAAGTAACAAGGGGGAATAGAGATGGCTCTAATAGGACAATCAATCGCTGAATTTGACTTCTTTCCGGATTCGCCACCAGCTATCGTTGGCGAACTCATTACCGGTTTGACTGTCAATATCGAGTTGTGGGAAGACGGAGTCCCTGTAGCTTTAACAGCTAGTGGTTGCACAGAGATCGATGACACTGGTATGTATAGTTGGTCGACCAGCGGCATCCCAGTTTTGACGTCTAGCAGACAACAGTTTCACTGGCGAATGACGGACGGCGGGTCAAATACTGACGATGGCGATTTTATCCTGGCCGCAAAAGAAAATGCTGACGGTGGCATGCCGTCTCTCAACGATAAAAGTTCGTATATTGTGCGGATCTAGTCTCCGAAAGGAAGAGTCATGGCGATAAGTGGTATATATTTGCCTTCTGTTTACGCTCCCAAGATATATTACTATGGTCACGACGCATCTGCGCCGACAGAACTTGTTACAGGTCTAGACGTCCCGAAGTGTATCCATGTAAGCGATACACACGACAAGATTTTCTTCACAGACTTTAGAGTCCTCAAAAAGTGTGATCTTGACGGATCAAATGTAGAGATGATCGTCGAAGAGAGCGACATGCCATCTCCGAATACATATCCGAATTTGTATGGGGTTGGTGTAGCCGAAGCAAGCGGCTTGGTGTTTTTCGCAGATTCCTACTATGACCGCATCATGAGATGCGACACAGACGGTGGCGATATTCAGGTGATGTGGAGCGGCAGTGGTACTGGTGGTTTTGGTGGCCAGTTCATTATGAAGGTCGATCAGGTTAATGAACATGTCTATTGGACGACAAGAAAGTCTCCCGGACACCCAGGTGCTGCGGATTATTCTATTAACAGGATGGATTACGATGGTGGGAATCATGTCCGTGTTGCGCACGACACATCTATGAGATTCTTCGGTCTCGCCCTAGATGTCGATAACAGTAAGGTGTATTGGACAGATTACATCAATGGGAAGATAGAATCGTCAGGCATCGGTGGTGGTACTGTTACCGAGGTAATGGATGTTGGTGTTGGGGCAGTTGGGCTAGATCTTGATATCGCAAACAGCAAAGTGTATTGGACAAATGCAGTAGATCATACCGTAATGTGCGATGATCTTGCTGGCGGCAATGTTGAGGTTCTTGCTAGCGGTGCTGCTGATTACCAAGAGATTTGGGATATATGGTTTGGTTCGCGGGCTGTAGATCCTGGTCCCCCGGTAAAACCGCAGAGACCTTACAAAATCAAAAACAGATATCGGCAATTTTGTTCTAGACGCGACGACTGTTACTATAGAGGTGTGGGACATTGTTAACGGCATTAACACTCCGGTTGTGTTAACGGATGCGAATTGCTATGAGATAGGAAACAGTAACAAATGGGGTTGGTCTATGAGCAATCTCCCCTTGGCAGGAAATCGTAGTCAGTATCAATTCTATTTCAGAATGACATCTGATACGACAGAGACAATAGAGGGTGAGTTCATTCTGCGGCGTGAGAAGAAAGGATATCGTGTCTACGATATTCTGAGAAGAATGTAAACTTTGGAGTTTGGAGACGATATGGCTTGGACTACTGACTTGGTAATGATGCTGAGGGTGTTGGTGAGTGACGTCGCTACGCCACAAACATATACCGATTCTTATCTGTCTCAGGTACTCGTGACTGCTGGAGTAATCGTAGACGCAGAGATTACATTCGCATACACCTACTCATACGATATCGGCAACATTACTATATCGCCAGACCCTGTCGTTAGTGAAGATGCTATTTTCATGGCTCTAGTCCCCCTGAAAGCTGCTTGCATTATCAACCAGGGAGAATTCAAACAAGCACTCGGTCAGGGAATCAAGGTGCGGGATGGAGATAGTGCTATAGATACAAGTGTTAGTTTCCGTGGGTACAAAGACATCATCGAACTCGGACCATGTGCCGCATATGAGAAACTCAAATGGAGCCTTATTGCGTCTGGCTCCTCCGCTGCCTCGCTGGCAGGCAGGGCCGTCTTTGGACCATATAGGACGGCTAACGGTAGTCAGCCTAGTGCATTATCGTGGTACGATCAATTCTCGACCGAATCGAATGGTCGTAGAGATCGCTCATAGTTGTGAAGGAGTTGAGTTGTGTCAAGTTCTGGAATGCTTAGACCGAACGAAGTGGTCTTTTACCACCCACTCGACGACTTCGTTGAGCATACGCTGAGCCAGACATGGGTTGGTTCTGCTGGTTTCACGACCGGTAAAGTCGGTGATGGTACAAGTGCCGCCACATCAGACGCATTTTCTATCTTTCCAGAGCAATCAGCAAGTAATAACAACATAAACCCAAGGGTGACGATTGGACTCGGTAGTGGTCATGCACTTCTTCTCGGGAAAACAGCGGCATACATAGGAACTGTTAGTGGTAATTATGTCGCCATAGGACCTATACATGTCGGGATGGGTGGCACTGTAGATAATCTCAGAAACAAGGGTGTACCACTATATTATGATGAATCATCTGGAGACGGTCAGACTGTTCTCTTCCATCGATCCTACGGCACGACCATCCTTCATACTATAGACGACAATTCGGTAGTCTCAAGAGATATAGACTACATAGGACATGCTGCTGGTATTCAGCCAACATGGGGTGGTTTCGTAGCCAAACTCGATGAGAGTCACTTTATTGTTGCTGCGCAGGATATCGGTGGAAATACCTATTCTAGAGTAGGTACTGTTGCTGGCACCGCATTTTCTTACGGAGACAAGCAAAATTTTACTGGCGATGCGAGTGGATCAATACCAGATTCTGCTGCGGCATTGTCTCCCAGTAGTGTTCTGATGTACTTCGACAAAGAATCTGGTTCTGGTAGTGGATATGCTATGGTAGCGACGGTTAACGGTACCGGCGTGACATATGGTGATCCCGTTCTAGTAACCAATAATCAGTGGAATCATACCGGTCCAAATACGGCGAATACGTCAGACGCTGTGGCCCTAGATGATTCTAGAGTGGTAATTGCTTGGCCCACAACTGAAGGTAAGGGTTCCGGGATTATTGCCACCGTCAGTGGTACAACGATCACGCTTGGCGAACCTACGTTGTTTGAGCCCATAGGTAGTCAAGATGGGACAATGTTTAAGATATCGCTGACCAGTCCGTCTGGTGATGCGAATCATGTTTTCTTGTCATACTATCACAGGGAGACAGGTTTAGACAAGCAGGTTGGTACGTGGGCTAGGGTTGGTACGGCATCTGGAACGTCGCTTAGTTTTGGGGAAAAGGCACTTGTGACTTCGGCGCTAGGCGACAATGCAGCCCTAACGTCAGATACTTGTGCATTTAGCTATCACACAGTTTCTCAATCAATGGCTACTAAGTTGGGTGTTCTTGACAAGGAAGCGTCTATCAGTGGTACGATGGCGTATCCGTCCGGGGCTGGAAATGATAGGATTGTTTCTGCGTTTTGGTCTAGAAATCCATCTCTTCTCGATACGAACATAGAAGTACAAAGAGACTATCTAATCGATGTCGATTCCGCATCTATTGGTTTGGGACCTAATGGTGCTGTGTGGAGTGGTGCTGGAATCTCGACTTTGATGTCACAATTAAACGATAGCGAAGACCACTTCCTTGTACTAGACTTTGAGCATTCCGAAAGTGGGAACTGGACACTAAATACTTCTGCTGATGGGTCCGGATGGGTTTCTCAGGGAACACAGTCTTCTGGATCTAGAGACACATCGCCATCCGGTACTGCTTCGACATTGAGCATTCACGACGGAGAATCTCAACAGTGGATCGACGAACTTGTCCTGTGGGCTGGGGATAAAACTACGTTTACTCAATTCACAGAGGCCGAATTAGGGAAATTACATAGTCTTGGTGATATCTTTGACAGGACCATGGACCAGTATGATAGTACGTGGTTTTTCGATTCCGATTCTTGCGATTTATATATCGATGGATATGGTGTCGGTACAGATTCTTGCGATTTGGTCATATTCGGTCCTCTACCAGCAACCAGTGGCGCTGACTTATTCCTTAAGACGATAGAACCATGTTCTGGTACGTGCAATCTTTTCATCCAAGGTGTTGCGTCTACTGAACTATACGGTAAGCAATTCGATTGGCTATACAGATATCACGACCATCACCCACAATTGATAGGTGCATTTACTGGTGCGTCTAGTGCTACTATTCAGGTATGGGAAGTTACGAATGGACAGAATACTCCGATAGAACTAGCCAACAGTGGTTGCTATGCGATTGGGGACACAGGGAGATGGGGTTGGTCAACTGAGTACCTACCACGCCCACAAGGTTATGCAAGACACTACTACTATCTAATGACATCAGACAATAACTATGCATTCGATGGCCAGTTCATCTTTGATATACCAGAAGAGGCTAGGTGGATACATCCAAGTAGCCAAGAGGATTACTTGGTGTAGGGAGCGGATATGGCAGACTTTAATGGATCAGGCAACCTATTCATCAACGGGAGCGTGCCCGTCCCAGCCCTGTCATGTCCTGCGCTAGACCCAACAGCATCTATTCAGATTAAAACTGAATTGATAGAAATCTACCAATCAAGAATTGACGCTTTGATTAACCAGTTGGGGAAAAATGTCTATCTGGAGTTTGATCCTGTGAAGAGCCCTTGTCCAAACTGTGAATATGACACGCTCAGGAACCGGTCTACTGGTATATACAAAGCTGGTGGCCCAAGGCCATTTGGTCGCGGGAGAAAGTGTCCGTATTGCAAGGGTCGTGGGTTCACGGAAACGCCTGTCAATAAGTGCATCAAATGTCTTACGAAATGGAACCCGAGGGATGCTTCGGATTACGGGATATCCGTATCTCACAGGAAGGGTGTTGTGAGACTCAAAACATATCTGACAGAAGCAGATGATCTTGCTAGAGCAAAAACGGTTGTTGTCAACCACGATATCGTTGATCAAATGAAATTGAAAGTTAGGCTCATTCAGGGTCCGATTCCTGTCGGCCTTAGGGACGACAGATATTGCATCAGTTTTTGGGAGTTGATGTAATGGCCAAGATTACCTTTCGGATAGACCCAACATCTAAGACTCTTGCCCAGGCAGCTAAGGGGATCAGGAAAGATGCTTCGAAACTGTTTGTTGGTAAGGCGCTATCACAAGCTCCTATGATTCGGAAGGACATAGGAGATCTGTTGGTAAAGGCTTTTGAAGAGACACCTGTGGCGAAGGCTTTGAGAGGTCAGGGATCAGAGGATTTGCCCGCACATTTTGGCTTGAGCGATGGTATGGCTAACTCTCTTGTTGATGGAATGGCATCGCTGATTGCTGCTTCTGTAGGCGTATTGGCTAAAAGCACGGGTGGAAATGCATCTATCACAATTCGTGCAGTCGAGGATAATTGGAATGAATACACATCGCTTCCAGGTGCTCAATATGTCTCTTCTCCATCGAATGTGACAATACCGGTTGCCAGATGGTTGTTGATTGACCCCAGTATCGACGTGGGTCAGGCAGCGTACGACATTGTCTTCAGCGGAGACGATTCAAAGATAGATGCTAGGATACAGAAGGTATCTAGAAGTGGACGGGCGATTATGGTTTCGCTAAAATCTCTTGGTGGCAGTGGTGGGTACGTTTTGCCATCAATTGTGTCAGGACAGGCTGGCCAAAATTTCATTGAATACGCACTGGGTCAGTCACATGTTGCCATGGAAGCTGCAAAGATATTGATGAAGAGGGTGCAATAATGTCTCTGGAATTTAAGGGTATTGGTACTGGTGGATTTGGCGGTTATGAATTGACCGACCAGTTACAGTACAACCTGAAATGGTTCCTGGACCTAGGTTTGCTCAGCAACGGTGCATACAGCATCTACGAGTATGATTCTGCTAGCTGGTACGATGACGATGAAGCGAAACTTCACCCAGTAAACGACGAACGATATGCACAGGGTCATGTGTGGGAGGGTGCGGGACGCGAATGGGTGTGGGAGAGTGGTGTGTCGCTCGGCAGTGGTTACGCTGACCCGTTCCGTGTTTCAGGGGTGTATGTTGATGGAATATTCTATTCGACTGACGAAGCTGGAATCAACTCCCATCACATAGACTATCTCAATGGTCGTGTCATATTCGATGAGCCGAAAGCCTCGACAGACGATATCAGGGCAGAATATACCCGCCGTTCGGTCCACGTGGGTTTCGCCGACGACAAAGAGTTCCGCGTGATGATGTTGGATGCGGTGGAGGAATTTCTCTCAGACTCTTCTACGTCTGGCACAGTAGTTCGAGAGCATCAGGTTTGGTTCCCAAGCATTTTCATCGAGGTGAGCACCGGCAAGCAGCGTGGAATGCAACTTGGCGGTGGCCAGATAAAAACAAGGTACGTTACTTTTCACATATTCGCAGATAACCCACAGGATAGAAACCTCCTGATGGACTGGCTTGATTACCAGAGTAGGACCACTTTCTGGATGGCAGATTTGAACAGCATTACGTTCCCATTCGATCAATATGGAGATATCGTATCTGGGGTAACCAATTGGCAAAATATGGTGTCTGCGCATCCATGGAAGCGGCTCCGAGTTATGGAGAGCAAGACAACAACACTTAATTCTTTGAATACACAGTTATTTCGAGCGCGTGTTACGTGGGAAGTAGAGATAGATTTCGGTTCTATCTAGATAGAGCGAGATGGTGTATAAAATACTGGTTGGATAGTTTCTTCGTGAAAGGGGGAGTGACCTGTGCCCAATAACAGGATTTTCTACGCGATTCAGGCCCTTGGGTTCGCCGAGCATGATGTAGTTTGTGACGCTAGTGGCTGTGGGGCCATTTATGGTGTTGCTGGCTCTGGTACGCACCCATCGGGTTTCCGGACTGCACACGGTGTGCAAAGTGTTGGTTTGAATACTACGTTCAATCTTGAACAAGTATTCGAGCTTGGTCAATTGGAGCTTTACGAGAACATCGAGGGTATTCCGGATATTGAACTGACGGCACAGAAGGTGCTCGATGGCTATCCGCTTCTGTATCACCTGGCGACTCCAGGTGCTACATCCGCCACGCTGGTCGGCCGTTCGAACGAGCGGTGCTTCGCGGCTTTGAATATTTACCCAGATTCATTCGACAACGCTTCTGGTACTCCACTTCAGTCTGTGGGTATGTCTGGTATGTATGTATCGGCATTGACCTACACGATGAATGTGGATGGTAGTTCAACTGAGGACGTGACCCTCGTTGGCAACAACAAAGAATGGGTCGCCAGTGGCCTGACACACTTTACGCCGACATCGTTCGATGGTTCAGACGCTCCGCTTTCTCTTGCTGCTTCCGGTGGCGTGGCACGTCGAGAGAACATCCTAATGGGCTCTGGCTGTTCTATGAACTCTGCTGGTGTCATTACGGGTGTCAGTGGTAGTATCTGGCCGATCGAGATTGATGGCATTGACGCGAATGGCCACAACCTTGTCTCAGGTGATTCGTATGCTGCTCACCTCCAGACTGTAACAGTATCTAGCGACTTGGGTCGTGAAGAATTGTTCGAGCTTGGTCGGAGAGGTCCGTATCACCGGTTTGTTTCGTTCCCGACAGAGGTAACGTGCGCTATCGATACGACTTCATCCGAGGGTGACCTGGTTGATGCTCTAGCAGATCCGGTAGGTGGTAGCAACATCACAGACCAGAAGATCTTTATCTGGATTGAGGAAGGGACGAGAATCAATCTGGGTGCCAAGAACAAACTTGCATCTGTGACGTATGGTGGTGGCGATGCGGGTGGAGGTAACGTGACGGTCACGTACAACTATTCGAACTTCAACTCGCTGAAAGTCACGCACGTAGCTGATCCGGCAGGGTTGGCAACATAGTCCGAAAACAAGCATGTGGTAGCTTGTGACCAAACAGGGACGGCCTTCGGGCCGTCTCTTTTTTTATTTACCGCTGAACAGGCGAGGTAGTTGTCAGTATAATACAGCATGAAGCCAGAAGACATGATATATGTGAGGTCGTCCGATAAAGATAGTTATGCCAATATTTTCGAGTATGCGAAAGATAGCAGATTCAGTGTTTCGATGGGACAGGGTCATTGTGGTATCTTTTTGTCGGTCAGACCAGATGAAATCCGCGAGATCTGTCGTTATCTTGAGTTCGGACGATCGGAAAAGCATGATCTGTATTTTGACGCGATGGAATATGCGACCTTACACACCGGAGACGTAGAAACAACACCGACAAAATGGAATTTGCATTGGAACGGAGTCTTTTTCTGGTTCGGTAGAAACCCGAAACATCCGTATGGGACCTACGAGTCTGTTGCCGGTGTCGATTTTGAAACAGCACAACAAATGGTTACGAGCCAGACATTCACGTATCCTCAAAGTGCGACAAAACAAGATCATCAGAAAACACTTGAGAGACTAATGGGGAAAATCCCGAAGATGAAACCACCGAATTTTTTGATACCCAAAACGCTCATTGACGATTTGGCATCTTGTGATAAAGACGAATCACCGTGTGATGAATCGCCATGTCGTGAGTGCAAAGGGACTGGCAAGATCGTTTTGTTCACAAGTGTTGTGGACTGTGATTGTACCAGGGGGTAAGATGGCATACGCACTACATATCAACGAGGCAGTAAGATTCGTCATAAATGATTTGTCTTTGGATGAACGTTGTGTAAGCATCCAATTCTACGACAAGATGCGTGTTGAAATTGGCGCGGTGATGTTCAGAAACAATAGTCTGACGCGGTTTGTAGATTTGCTATCGAAGAGAAACAGACCGTCAAGTCGATCGATCCCACCCAACTGCCAGAAAGACAAAATAATTATTGAATGCACTGGTGATGCAAGCGTGCGTATTATTTCGCAATTTGGTCCAGCCCCATGGCCATGCGTCTTGTTAGACGAATATTTGGCTACAAAACTTTTGGGGAGACTGGAATCCATAGTAACAAAAACAATGAAGCCAAGATCTACATGCAAAGAATGTAATGGTACTGGCAAGATCGTTCTCTTTACTAGTGTGAGAGACTGTGATTGCGGAAGAGGGTAGGGAATGGCACACGTGATTCACGAGAACAAAGCTACTCAATTCGTAGTGGATGATTCACACCCAAGTACCCATGTGGATATCTCGTTTTACGACAGCAGGCGAGTGACCGTGGGGTTCCTCCTACTAAGCGAAGATGCCACATCACAACTGTTGGATTTCCTCATGTCTGGCTGGAATTTGGGATCAAGAAAAGAGATTTTGCTTGGGGGTAATTGTCGAGACAAGTTCATCCTAGAGCCGAAGCTTGTCGACGGCGATTTGTGTGTGTATATAACTATGGCATATGGATCGTCTCCATGGCGGTGTGTTATTTTGGATGAGACTGTCACAGCAGGGTTGTTAAGGGAACTGTGTTGTGTACAGGCCGTGCGAGCAAAACCAAAATCTGCTTGCGAAGAATGTGGTGGTACTGGGAAAGTAGTCCTTTTCACAAGCATAAGGGATTGTGATTGTGTTGGAGGATCAGATGCATAGATCAGAGAAAAAGATTGACGACGACTGCACAATCTCGTACAGGGACGACCCTGTTTCACGAGAGGAATTGTTCGAACGAGTAATCGAGTGGATGTTCGTCAACGGCATTTTTTCTGGGGAATCAGTTTATCAGAAGGATGTGTTCAATGATACGCTAGATTCTCTCATGGACGACATCATCACCAACATCCTAGAAGTCAAAGAAACGTATGACGACGAAGACGACGGCGGTGTATAAGACCTATGAGTGACAATGCAAGCAGACGTCAGATGTCTTAGTTACGTCATCCTTGTGCGTCATTCGCTACCTTGTGACCGGGGGTCTGAAACATGGCCCCCGCTTCTTTCGTAGAGGCCCCATGCCCAAAAAGTGGTACTTCGTCCTACCCCTGATAGTCTTTGCCGTTTCCATTGGGGATCTGTGTGTCACCATACACGCCGATCGTGAATATGATGAATTCGTCGAGGCTAATCCAATCGCAGCACACATCTGGGACACCCATGGAGATACTGGCCTGATCGTGTTCAAACTCTCCATCACTTTGGTGTCTTGCACCTGCATGGCTTGGGCAATCAAACGCCGTGGTGGCCGTTGGACGACCTTTGTATCGGTCTTTGGATTATCGGTCTGCGCTTTCTTGGTAGGCTGGTGGATTTTCTGGTTTTTCAACTGAACAACGACTCTGGTTTGACGTATAATCTGGCATGTTGAGTCATTCGTTGAAAGGTGAGAAGATGAGAAAGATTGCAAGCTATGCTTTGGTTGTCGCCACCCTACTTTTGGTGTCTGGCTGTGCTTCCCATGGGGGCAGATATTTCCAGCAGTCCGAAGACAGGAAGGTCCATGTCATGAAGAATCGTATTTACAACCCTGGCGATTATCGCCATGAACGTCATGATTCTGGTGTTGCCAGTCACGTGAATGACTATTAGGAGTTTGAGATGACGAGAGAGCAAGCAGAAGCGTTGGTCAAGAGCATCAAGGGTTCGACAGCAACCAAACATCCGAAGCAGTTGATTGCTGAGCTATGTTCGGTCGTTGAGTTCTTGCTGAAAGAAGTCAAGCTATTGTCGCCACCAGTTTTTGGAATCGACAAGGATATGCCGGTTGTTGAGCCCGACCTTGGGGCCGAACCGGATCGTCCGTTCCGCCAACCACCAAGACCGACGCTTGGTCCTGACACGGTTGACGATGGGGACACAACAGACCCATATCTAAGAGGCATCATGGAAAAACAAGAGGGCGATGACAATGTTTGAAGTACCATCGCATACGTGCGACGTGGTTGAAATCAAGCTTGAGCCGCACGACAACGCAGATTCGTTGAGTATCGTACGGGTAGGCGATTTCCAATGTGTTGTTCGTACATCCGATTGGAAAGACGGTGATCTCGCGGTCTACATTCCTCCAGACAGTATTGTGCCAGACACAGAAGTGTTTGCGTTTCTCGGTGAGCACAAGCGCATCAAGGCTCGTCGGTTGCGTGGTGAGTGGTCGGTTGGTCTTCTAGTACCTGCTCCTGAAGGTGCTAAGGTCGGCGATGACTACATGGAACAGCTTGGTGTCGAACACTACGAGCCACAAATCCATGGAGGTTTCAAGACCGGGGGTGATAATGTCTCCCCTCCAGCGGGGTTCCATCCAACGTACGACGTGCTCAACTTCCGTAAATATTCGAGACTGTTTGAGGACGGGGAAGAGGTTGTCGCAACCGAAAAGATCCACGGTGCCAATGCTAGGTTTGTTTGTGTGGACGACACCATCTATTGCGGATCAAGGAAACACTGGAAGAAAGAAGATCCAGACAATCTGTGGTGGAGGGTTTTGCTCAACAACACATGTCTTGATTCCTGGCTGAGACATCACCAGGGTCTCACAGTATATGGCGAAGTCTTCGGTAACGTACAGAGCCTCAGATACGGGTCCACCAAGGGCGATATCTTCTTTGCTGCTTTCGACATCTTAGCTGGTAACACCTGGCTAGGATTTGACGAAGCCCGCGAGATTGGAGCACCATTGAATTGGGTTCCTACGGTGTATCGTGGTCCATACGACAAAGCCCTACTTTTGGGTCTAGCAGAAGAAGACAGTAGTGTCCCAGGTGCGAATCACCACAGAGAGGGTGTTGTTGTTAAACCCGTTGCTGAGCGGATGGACCAGCGTCTCGGTCGTGTTCAACTCAAGATCGTGGGCAATCGGTATCTGAGCAAGAGTTAGCTATTTGGATTGGTGGGCGACGGTAAACGCCACTGAGCGTACGACAGGTAGTCGGCTTTGGCGGGGCACTCTCACTCAACCGCCATGTCTCCGCTTGTGGGACCATTAACCGGGGATGAAGTCTTCGTGACAGAGAGTAGCTGTTCAATTCAGCCCGTCGTCATTCGTGTTGACAGAAAGGGGAAACGATGTTGTTTGTGAAGATTGGCGAACAAGAGTTTGATATTTCATTCAGGTATTCGGAAGAATCGCCAGAGTCTGTGCGTAACCTGACCGACGCGGTAGTCGATGGACCAAGGCGGTGTTCATTCGCCAATGTGTTCATGGATGGTGAATCTATGACCGAAGGTGTGGCTGTGTGTCATAAGGGTGACAATTTCTGCAAGGCCATTGGTCGTAAGAGGGCTTTACGATGGGCTATCAGCGATTTCCCGGCCGATGTCAGAAGAGCCATCTGGACAGCGTATGAGATCAAGTTTGGTTTCAAGAACAGGAAGAAACGTAATGCATCCAGAACAGGCTAAGAAAATCAAATGCGACAAGTGCGGTGCGGTAATTGGTCTGTACCGACACGATGATGGGTGGCGTTGTGGAACATGTGTTTGGAATGAGCGTGTCGATTTGGTAAATCATATAGAGGCTATTCTCAGTGCGGTTGATTATACGGAGGGAAATGGGTCGGCGGTCGTTGTGTCTCATGAAAGTTTGGATCGGTTGTCCGCAGCAGTAAATGCTGCGAAATAGAAACAGGAGACTGTGTATGAACCTGCTTGGAAAGATCATCGTCTTGCTTGCTTTGTTCGCCATGCCTGCGGTTAGCCTTGGTGCTTTCGAGTGTTTTACGGATGCCCAAGAAATCAGTGGCGAAAAACCTGTTACAGATTGCCCTAACGACGAAATCGCATTTTTGTCTGATGGGTATTTTGTTGCCACATATATGGAATCTGACTATGATTCGTTTGTAGTTGCTGGCGTAGTCGATTCTGGAGGTATTGTCACGATAGGGACTCCGGTGCAACTTACGTGGACAGGTACCGATATTATGGATGTTCGACAACTTAAGCGCATGTCGTCGAACACGTTCATTATTGGGCTCAAAGACTATGGTACATCCGCAACTAGCCACTTTGGCCATGGTGCTGTTATTGCTGGCGAGGTCAATCTGGTGTCATTGACTATTACACTAGGAGATGCCCATACTTTCCAGGGTCAGTATTGTACAGA